CTGGTATCAATAAAACATCACCAATATCTATTTGATTAGCATTTGTAATTCCATTAGCTTTCATAATAGCTTCCATTGGAATACCGAAACTATCAGAAATTGCAGATAAGGAATCACCAGATTCTATTTCAAATGTTGTAAATCCACCTTCTGAAAATGTACCAGCTTCAAAGTCTATATTGTTTCTTTTGTTAAATTCAGACTCTGCGTCAACTCCTTCCATTTCATTAATAACTTTTTTATTATTATTATTTGATTGAGTATTGCTGTTGTTAATCATATATAACTTGCCACTTTCTTTGTGTTTATAAACTTCTTGTCCATCTATTGTGATTTTTTCAACTTTGTTGCCATCAATAAAAGCGTTAAGCATATCCTCATTTATAGGAATAATATTAGTATTGTTAGCTTTACTTTCAGTTGTATCTCCAAAAATATCTGGCTGATAATTACTGTCTGCTTGTAATTTATCTGTTTCTATTTTTAATTTTTTTAAATATATATCTCTTAATCTTTTGTCTTCTTTATTAATTTGCTCTTGAGTAGCGTTTGGATTTTTTATCATAAAATCTCTAAAAGCATCTGTAAATTCTTGTGCATTTAGTTTTTGTATTTGATTTATTTTACCTATTAAAAAACCACCTACACTAATATTATCGCTATTTTGCAAAATGCCTTTCGTGAATTGTGAATACCCATTTGTGTACGGAGTCATAGATCTAAACAATCCTGTATCTACACCATTAATCCTGTCTAATAATTCATCATACAATTTTATATTTTGTGCTGTTTTAGGTGTATTAGGATCATTAATCCAACTGGTGGCTGCCATTTTTGCTTCTATAGATGACTCAAAATTACCATTTTCTATTCGAGTTCTTATAGAAATATAATTTTGTTCTGAAGTTCCATCTAAAGCAGCAGCAATATTTAAAAACTTAACAGCGTCTGTTGGGTATGTATCATTTAAATAATCAAGGTATTTATTAGCGTCAATCTCAGGATTATTTAAAGCTTCTCGATATAATTTAAGGTTTTTATCAATATCTAAATCCTTGAGTCTTAGTGCTTTTTGTTTAGCTCTTACGTCTTGTGTATTTAAAAAAGTAGTAATTCTTTTAATTGATTCATTTTTGTTTTTTAAAAAATCAGGATGCAAAGAAAGGTTACTAGAACCATCAGGACCATAAGGAAAGAAAAGTGCAAGATTAAATATTTCACGAGCATCATCTTCATCTCCGTTACCACTAAAGACTAAATTTTCGGCTTCATTTGTTAATTGATTTAATATTAAGCTATTGATTGAACTTCTATCTTCTGTGTCAAAACCTAAACTATTTATAACCTTTTCATAATTACCAATTAATTCATCTATTTTTACAGTGTTTTTTTGATCTAGGTCTTGTGATAATAAAACGATCTGTTTTACTAAAGGCACTGCTTCGTTTTTAATAAGTGATAATTGATACTTGCGATTCTGTTCAATATGATGATTAGTAATTTCACCTGTTGCATTAGCTAGTTTTGGTAAAAAATCTTCATTTAAATAACGTGGCTTTATATCTCCAACAGATGTGACAATATCATCTCTTGTTTCAGATAACCAATTTTGAAATACATCTGAGTCAAAGGAATATGAACTTAAAGGTTTTCCATCAATAATAGTTGTTGAATATTTACTTTCATAATTAGATTCAATCGTATTTGCTAATATTGATGCTTTTGTTTTTTGATAAGCTCTATCAGCAAAAATGCTGCTACCTATTAATTGATTAGCTACTTCAGTTCCATTTTCTTTTCTGACAGATTTAACAACATCCTTAAAGCCATCTGCTGCATTTTCTATAGCTAGTGCCATTCCTTCTGACTCTTCTTCTAAAACTGCTTCGTTTATCTTTGCACTAAGAAACTTTTGTAAATTAGGATTTACAGTTTTCAATATAGAAGCTAACTCTTCTGCTCCTGTTTTTGGTAACACACGAGGTTGTTCTACAAAAGTATCTACAGGTCTTGCAGAAGAATTAAAAGCTGTACTTTGGTAACTAGAAGTCATTATTCGGCTGTAAGTTGAGCATAGGAAGATAATCCTTGTGTGGCTGTATTAAGAATAACTGAAGCCAGTGAAGGGATCTGATTATAAGCTTGGTTAATATTACTTTGTAGTTGATTACGTCTATTATCTCGTTGTGCTTCAAGACCTCTAATATTTCTTGTATATTGTCTACTTGCTGATTCTATTGATTGGTTAATAGCTTCCCTAGCATTTGCTGTTTGTCTTTCTGCATCAGCTAATAATAAGTTAACAGTCAAACCTGCCTGTTCACTAGCTCTTATTGCTCCTCTTGCTTGTAATCCTTGTATAGTTTTAGCAAGTTTTTCTTGTGCTGATGAAGCTCTAGTTTCTTTTAATTGTGCTGCTGTAGCTTCTTGTTGATTAGTAAAAGCTTGTTCTGCTGATCTGTTTGAAATTAAAGCAGATTGATATTGCTGTTCTGCTACCGACTGTGCTGCTGATCTTTGTGCTAAACCACTTGCTAAATTAAGACCTAAAGACGCAACAAAAGGTAAACCTGCACTTCCTAATGATGCTATTCCTGGTATTGCTGCAACGCACATTTAAGCTATCCTCAGAAATTCGTAGAATGGTTTACCTTGTATTCCATATTCTTCGTGGTATTTAATAAAGGTAAATCCAAGAGACTTTAACCACTTGATAGCAGAATCATTCTCTGCATATACAAAATTATATAAGACTTTGTATTTTTTCAACAAGCCTTCTACCCATTCACGTCCTTTTCTTATTAGTTGTATTCTATATTTTTTATTTTCAAATAACTTATCAGTAGCAACCATCCATATAACACCACCAGAAACTACCCCACAAAGACCTATAGGTTGATCATTATCATCAGCTATAGCCATGTTTACATTGCTGCACATATAAGATAATTGCAGTGCTTGTCGTGGTTCTTGTCCTGTTTGATACAAGGCTTCTAACTTATCAACCTCTCTCATGTTGTCAGCTACATATCTTAGATCTTGTAGGTTAGCTTTTCTTAAATGACCCATTAGACTCTTCTACTCCTCATATGGAACATAGCTTCGTATTCAGCACTTGATAGTTGAGTAGGCAAGAACGTATTGTTTTTTACATCTATATTCACTCTATCTGCTCTAGACATAATTGGCACTCTAAACGTACCTGTTTCTAAATTAATCTGTCCGATAGCACTAGAAGCTGCACCTAATAAACGACCAGTAAATTTATGAGTAGATGTATCTCTATTCTCAGGAGTTACTTCTACTTGAAAAAATCCTGTATCTTCAAACTTAATATAAAAATGATGTAGTTGTAATCTACCACTTACTATCTCACCTGCATTATTTCCAGCAGAACCTTCAGTTAGTCGTTGTTGACTAAACCTATAGTGCATTAAGAAAGGTTCACCAATAATAAATTTACTATTTCTAAAATCTCCACTAGCTGTAATGGTTGCTGTAGATCCGTTTGCTGTATTGGTAGTTTGTAAAGCCTGTCCTGGTTTTAATGTTTTTGTATTGCCTTGTGTATCAACAAAAGTACTTGTCTCTCCATCACCTAGATACCTACCAACAACAGACATGGCTCCATTTAATCTATAAGGAACTGTAAATGTAGAAACATCAGTAGTAGCGTTATAAGCAACAGAAACTCCTGTTGTTGCTTCTGTAACTTTATGATCCAGGTGATATTCAAACTCTGCATTAGTTTCTCTAAATTCTGCTTCAAAAGGTATCTTTTCTAAAGTTGTACCGTTTGCTTCTTCTACAACCATAAACAAATCAGTACCAATAAAATCAATATTCCTGATAGATTTTGCAGAGTTAAGTGTAAATGTAGACCAACTATTTAAAACCTTTTGGAAGTTATCTCCGTACAACCATCTGTTGATATATAGCTTATTAGGATTATCACTACCTAAAAGTATCAATACATCTTCATTTGTACTGACAGCAAGTTTAAATATATTACTTGGTATCAGTCTTGGTACATGAATAGTAATGTTGCTTGCATCTTTTATAGCTACATTTTCTTGTGTTATATATTCTCTTACACCTGCAAAATTACCTTTGTTAGTTAGATAATAGATAGAGCTACCAGAACCTACAGGTTGTGCTAAGTCACTAGACTCAAATTCTGTTGCTACAACTACGTTAGCACTCTTAGGTGTCAAAGAATCTGATGAAGAAGTAAGTACAAATTGTGTTTGATCTGAGAACAAGATTAATTGTTCTCCCATAGTTACTGCGTGTTTAAGAATAGCAACTTTGGTATGTGAAGCTGCTACGTCAATAGGATCTGAATCTATTACTGATAAGACTGTTTCTGGAAAAAAGTTAAAGAACTCACTAACTCTTGATAAGATCGCATTATCATCTGCTAGAAAGCCTAGTCTGTTTCTAAAGAAAAATACGTTGTTAATTTTTCCACCAACAAAACTAGGATTAGGTGCTGAATCTAAATCTCCAACAGTTCTTTCTCCCCACTTAGGTAAGGTATAACTTACACCAGATAATGTATAACTATCACCATCAACCCTTGCAAATCTAAAGTTGCCATCAGCCTGTCTTATTAAAACGTGTGGCATAGTGTCGTAATTAAATTTATATGTAATACCAGGTTCTAGTGTTTCTTCCCACTGCCCTTCTTCAAAAGTACCACCGTTGTTAGTGACAAACTTAACGTAATAGTTATCAAAGTTAGTAGATTCATCTCCTTTTATTTCGACTACATAACCATTAGGAGAAACAGTTGGAAGATCAGTAAACCTTTGGACTGAATCTTTTACTACTGTTAGCTGTGTATTACCTTGAGTGTCATTACCATCAATAGAAAAGTTGCTGCCATCATTCTTTTTAATATGAATAACAGGACCATTACGAGCAATAGTAAAACCTGTTAGTCCAGAGTTAAGACCTGATTGTAAGTCAGTAGCAACCTGTGTAGTGCTAAGTGTAGAGTCTGAAGTCGTGTCATCAGTAACAGTTACACCATCTACAGTGACAGAGTATGTAGTCTTATCTGAGACTGAATTAATAAATACAACTGCTTGTGTGATATTCCCTGCACTTACAGCAGAGTCCATAGCAACAGTAATGCTTGTATTAACAACAAAGGTATAGTCTGCAATAGTAACAGTCTTGATAACACTTCTAGGTGTGGATGTATTTAGATAGTTAGTTCCATCAGGTTTAGTAACAGTCTTTTCTGTACCGTCAATATCATAAACTTTTACATTACCGTTACTAAAAATAGCAACATACCTTTCATTTGTATCTCTATTAATAGTTTGTATATGAACATTACCAACAGTACTGCTACTAAGAGTAGTTAAAAACTGTGTGCCACTACGCTTTGTAAGACCCAACACAGGGTTGCTGTTAGCGTTATCTTGTATGTCTGCATGATCAGCTTGTTTAGTTGAGTCAGCAGCTTGTGAGATGCCTCTTAGCAGTGTTGGAATTGCTCTTGATACAACTGCCATAATTATCTAATTAATGCTCTGGAAGGATTGTAAGTATCAAAGACACTTGTAAGGCTAGGATCACCTCTTAACAGGTTGTGATCTGCATTACTGAGATCTGTTTCCATCAGTATAGCTCTAGCTCTTACTTCGTCTTGTTGTGTATAAGTTCTTAATCCATCATCACTAACTAACCTATCAACAAAGATACGAGCAGCTTTGATAGTTATATACCTTCTTGCAGGTTCTGGTATCTCGTCAAAGGTTCTAAAATAAACAACTGTACATATTAAATCTTTAGTAAACTCATACTTATTATTTCGCCTGTCATATAACTTCAGACCACGTTGTATTGCATCAATGTCTGTGTGGTCATGGGTGTTAGGGTCAACTCTTATAACATCTGTTCCAAGAGAAACGTGGTTAGATCCATCTCTTGTAAGAGTGACATCTATCTCTGTGTTAAAACTCCACCCTTCTGATTGAACTTCTTTGTTCACTTCAGTAAGAGTGCTTTGTGCAAGTTTTACATCAACAGGAAGAGTACCTGTTAAGGAGTTTACTGGTGCTTCTCCTATAGCAGCCAACATAATGTTGATGCTTTCTAATTCTGTAGTAGCTGCTGTTGTCATTATTTCTTAGCAGTCTTAGCTGCACGTTTAAAGTTTGCTGCTGTTGGCGCACCTTTAGCACCAGGTTTCCTCATCTTTTCACCAGATCCAGCAGCGATTCTTTTACGCTTGGCATGGATGTTGGCATATAAACCTTTCTTCTTTTTAGAAGACTTTTTAATTTTTAAAGAATCTCTATCGTAATGACTTGGCATGATTTACCTTAAAGAAAAAAAGAAGGAGTACCCATTGCTGAGTACCCTTCTGTATGTAGTTAAGAAGCAGATAGCTTGATTGTAGCTGCACATTCTGGTCTTAGGATTCCATGACCAAGAGCATACTTAGCAACCATCAAAGTACCTTGATACATGATTCCATAATCAGAACCAGATATTTCAGTTGTCATATCCATAAGTTTCACAGTACCAACTGCTGACTTGTGGAATACAAGACCGATAGTTTTGCTGTCATCACCAATATAGGTGTTGTTTGATCCAGCTAGTTCGTTAGTGTCACCTGCACCAGGAGCTTTGTTATCTTGAGGTACGTTGTTACTCATCATTACAGGAATACCTGCAATCATTTGTACTTTACCTGACGCAAAAGATCCGTTGCCACCTGGGTTGAAGTCTACATCAACTGTCCTGGTTGCACTTTCAGCCAATTTATAATATTCGGCTGGAGGTAAAACGCAGAATCTGTCTGTAGTTGGGATGTCACGCTCGTCAAACGCTTGAGCAATGTCATAGATAGCTGCTGCTATCTCATCACCTGTTACATCTGAAGAAGCTGTATTACCGTTAGCAAGTGTAAGAACTGTACCACCAGAACCACCAGTAAGTGTGGTTGAAGCTCTGGAAGCATTAGCTATACATTTAGCTACGTTTTGATCGTATCTTTTTGCAAGAGCCTTACCTAGCTCAGTTGCATAAATTGACCTTATATCATAATGATTCTTGAGTTCTTCAAGATCAGTTACGAAAGACTGTGCAATTAATAGATCATCAATGCTGATGATTTTTTCATTTGCCAAGATTTGGTTTGCTCCTACGAGAGGAGTGCCTGGACTATGATAAGCCGCTGTAGCTGCACCTGTAACAGGGAACTGTGCTGATTTACCAGAACTGATTGTACGGACGTTGTGAAGGCTGTCGTTGAAAATGTTATTTTCAGAGAAAGCAGTCAGAACTTCTCCTGAG